TAGATCGTGGCGTTCTTCCTCTTTTCCATGCTAATAAATTCTGTGAATCTACTCCTAGCTCGATTGCTAAAATAGCTTCGCTCCAGTTCATTTTTTCTTTAATAGTTTCAATCATTTCTTTAATAGTTACGACTTTATTCATTTTCTTTAAACTCCTTTACCCTTGTTAAATGTTTGTTAACTTCTTCTACTATTACAGGTTCTATATCTAATCCAGTTTCAACTAAAAGCTGTTCTTTTATCTCACTCATGTCAAATAGTATCTGTCCAACTTCTTTCATTTTTGCATCACTTACTACTTCAAATAATTCTCTAATAGTACGTTCAATTCTTTTAGCACCATAATTATGATTATTTCTTAAGCTCCATGCTAACGCTAAACAAAAGTCACCAATGAAATCTGCTACTTTTAAATTAACTTCTGTATTTAATCTTTTAGTGTAGCTCTCTTCTATTTCATTTATGGTTAAATCTATTGCTTCTCGCTTTGTCAGTTTCTTCTGTCCAGGCTTTGTTATACTGAAATTATTTCTAATGATTTTCTTTTTTCCCATTTTTTATTCTATCCTCTCCAAGAAATCATATTAGTTATTGCTCCATAAATGGATTGTACTCGCTGTTGAAATCATAGAAATCTGTAACATTGCTTGTCTCTGGATATGCTTGTTGATTATTATTACCTTGTTTTTTACTCTCCAAAAAGTTAACTTTATCTGCAATTACTTCTGTAATATATACTGTCTTTCCGTCTTTTCCTTGATAATTCCTTGTAGAAATTCTACCCTCTACACCAATCAAACTTCCTTTGTTTAGAAATCGTGCCATATTCTCCGCTTGTTTTCCATAAGCTGTACAACCTATAAAATCTGCTGGAAACTCTCCTCTTTCATTTTTAAAATTTCTATTAACTGCTAATGTAAAATTAACAGCTGCTTTATTTGATGTAGTGTATCTTAATTCTAAATCTCTTGTTAGTCTTCCTACTAAAACTACGTTATTAATCATTAATTCTTCTCCTTAATTTATATTTTGAATGAATGAGTGAGTGATTAATTTATAATATAAGTATGTATCATATCTTATAAAGTGTTACATCTAGTTAATATCTTCAAACCTTACTGTTATCAGTATTTTAAATATATTGTATTTTTACCTATGTAATGTTTCCCTTATTGGTTACATAATAGATTTTATTTTTAAAATGAGGTCTATAATCCACCCCATTTTTTAACTGCTTTACTCATCTCATCACGTTCTATTCCGATATATCTTAATGTAATACTAGGATCATGATGGTTGAATAATTTCATAAGTGTTACTACATCCTTACTTTCCTTGTAAAAATGATAACCAAATGTCTTTCTAAAACTATGTGTACCTATATTCTTTATCCCACACTCTTTAGCACCAGTCTTTAATATCCTGTATGCTTGTGTCCTTGTGATTGGTCTGTTAGAGTTCTTATATCGTGTCGATTTAAACAAGTATTCTTCATCTTCTTTATCCATGCAATACTCATCTAAGACACGCTTTAATTTAGGTAATACAACCATCTCTCTTAACTTTCCAGTCTTCATTTCACGCCTTCTTATCTTATCCCTGTTTCTTACATCACCAACCTTTAATCCTAATAAATCACTAATTCTAAAAGCTACATTTATTCCCATGTAGTAAAGTAAGTAATCACGCTCACTCCTGCTTTTAAAATAATAATTCATTGCATCTAGTTCTTCTTGTGTCCTAAGTGGTTCTACAAACTCCAAATTGATAACCTCCTGTTAGAAATTATCACTAAACATCATTGCGTTCTTTTCCTTTTGTTAATTCACTCATCATTTCCTTGTATGCTTCTTCATCTTCATCAGTAACTACTCTTTCATCCTTTGTTTTACTCTTGCCTGATATCCTATCTTTTAAGTAATCTGGAACAGGTACAACGTATTTACCAGGAATATTATTTGTTTTTCCTCCTGTAAATGTTGAAATACTACTCTCGTATTGTTCTTTAGCATTAAACAGGACTGCTAACATGTAATTCTGATGGTTTGTAGGATACTTAACTTGACTTAATCTAGAAAAAATATAATTAATATGTTCATGCCTTAACTCTGTTAATCTCTCTACTACTTCACTAGCTTTTACACTCTGTTTACCTATGTGAAGTCTAGTATCAGGTGGCATTAAACAAATATCAACAGCGTATTTAATCCACTTGTCTAATTCCTTTTGTTTATTCATGCTGACTCGGGAATACCCAAAGCTGTCTTTGAAATACTGTGTGTTGTATTTCTTTTTAAGACTATTAGTTTTATTGTTTTCATCATTCACTCTCTCATCCATTAGCTCATTTTTTTCGCTATATATAATATTATTAGAATGATATGATATATAATCATTATTAATTATTCTTATATTATTCTTATGTATAGGTTGGCTCATTTTGAGCATTTCAGAATTGTTCATTTTGAGCTTTTGCATTGGTTCATTTTGAGCTTTTGCATTTGTTATATTTGGCAACTGCTTTTTATTCTTCTCTTTTTCCAATTTTATATAAAGTTCTTTCACTTTTTCTTTATTAACTCTATACCATTTTGTTCTGTCTGCACCGAACTTATTATAATCTCCGGTTATCAAAAACTCTTTTGTTATTAGATCTTCAAAGGTTCTTCTAACTGTAGAAAATGATAAGTAATCAAAATCTTCTTCATACCATCTTCTAATAGATTTATAAGTCCAATAATGTCCGTCCTTATACGCCTTTTCATCTCTATTTTTCCGATTTATTTCTATCCAATAATGAACACGCTGCAATACTGTAGCTGGTCTATCTCCAATTTCTCTTGCTAACGTTCTATCAAATACTATTGGCTGTTCGTCAAACAATAACACAAACATCACCTTCTTCTTTTGAAATCTTGCATTTTTGGATTAATTATGATATATTATAGGTAATCGCTGAACGTCTATTTAGACGTTCTTTTCCTTTTTTTATTAATCCTTTTTTCTACGCTATTTAAACAAATAACTTTTTTATTGTTATTAATAATCTTATCTAGTAATTTTTTATTTCTATGAATATCTCCAATTATTTCTAAATCATCATTTATCAATCCTAATTGGGCTGGGATATATTGCTTGAAATCAACTTCAAAAGATCCGTCTTTATATCTCACTATTCCAATATCTTTATCAGTATTTTTAACTATATCTCCGCTAAATATTTCATTTCCTTTTTTGTCTTTTAAATCACTTCCATACATGATAATCACATCATTTTTCTTTACATTGATTGATTGAATATATCTACTTTCATACTTTCTTCCTAATGTGATATAATCACCATACCAACCAATAACTTTATACATTTTTTTATCAACGTATGCTCTGAAATTAGGAATATTCATTAGCTAACACTCCTCTTCTAAATACTTTTGTTTTAATAGTTTAGCTGTGTGAGTGAAATATTCTGCTAGTACTTCAAATAATTCATAACTTTCAAATCCTGTAGGAAATTTTTCTTTAACATAAGGTTCTACCTTTACACCATAATCATTTAGATGCTTTAGCATTTCCATTTGTTTTTCACTAAAACTATTCTTTGTTTGTACTTCCAAATCCTCCACCACGCTTATCTCCTTTTAATCTAACTCCATAACTTACTTTAGGCACTTTATAGAAAATACCTTGTCCAATTCTTTCGCCTTTTTTAATTGTTAAATGTTTGTTTGTTAAATTGTTAAACTCTAATAATATATGTCCTTCGTTTTTAGAGTTGTTGTAATAGTCTGAATCTACAACCCCTACACCGTTACTCATTATTAGACCACGATTAACTGGTAAGCTACTTCTAGCAAATATTAATAGACATTCATTCTTTGGCATAAATGCTTTTAATCCAGTAGGTACTAAAGTTGCTTCACCTTTAAATCTAAATGCAGGGATCACAATTTCTTGACTAGCTATGAAATCTACTCCCGCACTATGAATTGTAGATTTTATAGGTAATTGGGATAAGCCAAATGATTTGGCAAATGGCTACGGCCATAAGGATTTAACAAATCAAAAAGTAACTATCAATGGAAAAGCTGAGTATATAACTCCGGTAAACGCATTGATTTTAAATCAAAAAACAATGCAAAAATTAGGACTGGATTATTTATCAGAACAAGATTTTATATATAATGGTGAGTTTCCTATGATACTTGGTTCAGGCTTTAAAAAATATTATAATATCGGTGATACAGTTCCTATA